TCATTATTTGTACCTTTTGGAGCATTAGCAAAAAGAGCTACTTACGTTACATCAGGTGCTACTACTGGCGGTAACATTGTTGCTACTGACTTAATGGCTGATGATTTTATCGAAGCACTTAGAAACAGCACAGTTATGGTTGGTTTAGGTGTACAAACATTATCAGGTTTAATTGGTGATGTTGCTATCCCTAGAAGATCAGGTGTTGCTTCTACTGGATATCTATCTTCAGAAACAGGTGCATTATCACAAGCTGAATCAACATTTGATCAGGTCACAATGACACCTAAAACACTTGGTACATTGTCTAAGTATTCTAGAAATATGCTTATTCAAGCAACTCCTGGAATTGAAGAACTCGTGAGGTCAGACCTCCAAGCGGGGATCAACGTGGGAATTGACTTAGGTATTCTCAATGGTACTGGTTCATCAGGACAGCCAACTGGTATTATGCAAACCTCTGGAATCGGAAGTGTAGCGATGGGTACAAATGGTGCTGCAATTACAGTTGAGGCATTAGTAGATCTAGAAACTGCAATCATGGAAGATAATGCAGGTGTCAATGCTGATTCTATTTCTTATGTAACAAACGCTAAGGTGATTGGTGCATTGAAGAAACTAAGAGCAGGTGGATCTAGTGCAACTGATGGTGCTTTTCTTGTTAATACTGATCTTACAGCGATTGGTAGAGGCGGTACACCATTAGCAGTAAACGGGTATCCTTTGGCAATGACAAACCAAGTACCTAGCAACCTTACAAAAGGTAGTACTAGCGGTGAATGTTCTGCTGTTGTTATGGGTGACTTTTCACAAGCAATCTTAGGTCTATTTGGATCTGGTATCGAAATTACTGTTGGTGAAGATAGTGACGACTTTGCAAAGAACTTGACATCTGTTAAAGGTGTAGTTGCATTTGATGTTGCTGTTCGTCATGCACAGTCATTTGCTGCAATCTTAGACGTAACCACATAAGTGGTTTAATATAAGGGGTGTAACAACCCCTTTTTTTTATGAAAGTTAAATGTTTAAAAAACGTATGTGCTAGTGGCAACAGCCTAGAAGCAGGTCAAACTTATGATGTGTCAGATTCAGACGCAGAATTATTAATTTCAATGGGTAGAGCAGAAGTCTATACACCAAAACCAAAAGTAAAAAAAACAACAACTAAAAAGTAAATGCCATTTACTGAAGATGCAACAACACAAAATGTATATCTAGATGATTTTGGTGTAAGTTGTACATCAGGTGGTACTACTGCAAAAGGAATATTAGAGCAACCAGATCAAATACTGGCTGGCGATATGATTATTAGTACTGAATATGAATTAACTGCAAAAACATCTGATTTTGGGACTTTAGTTTCTGGTGATAGTATTACTGTTGATAGCGTTGCCTATACAGTAAGAGATCTTAGAAAAGAAAATGATGGTGTATTTTGTCGTATTAGTCTACAGAAAACATAATGACTACTAAAAGAGAAACAATATTAGCAAGAATCGCAACAGTACTTGCAGGTACTACAGGTGTTTCTGATCGTATTTTTAGAAGTCGTACAACAGCATTAACGAGGGCAGAAACTCCTAGTATTATTATTGAACCTCAGAATGATGTAGTAGAACAGACAACCTCATTACCAACACTAGACCATACCTTAACTGTAAGACTTAGCGTAGTTGTAAGAAGTGGTACACCACATCAAACAGCAGATCCTACTGTAGAAAATATGCACAGTAGATTAATGACAGATTTAACACTAAATGGTAATGCTATTGATATACAACCAGCTAATACTTCATTTGAATTTATAGA